TGTGATATCCAATACTCTGTTCTGTGGCCTCGCACTCGCACCACACGAAGCCTCGGGCATATTCAATCGCCTCGGCCTCGGTCTCCCCAGATTGGAGAATAGCGTCATAGACTCTGAACACTGTCATGGCCTAATCCCTCCACTCTTTGCAGGGTCGAGAAGACAAGTAATACTCTGCGAACCTGTCCGCAAAAGCATACTCGCGCAGAGCCTCGGCGGCCTCTTTGCGAGTCTTATGCTCACTGACTGTCTCAAGATATCCGTTCCCGCGTCGTTGTATGTACGTCATAGATCAGTCCTCACACTGATTGAAGTCGGGGAGGTGAGATACCTTGATATCCCAACCATCGTCGCCAGCTCTCACTGGGTCCACATCAAGGGGAAGAATCCGCACAACCTCCGCCCACAGATCACTATGCCGGTCCGTGGCTATAATGGTGGTCTGTATGGCTTCGGCCAACAGATCAGCCTCAGCCCTATTCATAGATACACCTCAAAATCACTGGCCTTAATCCAAGTGCTTCGATCTGTAACGTCTACCAGCTTGCGGACGTGCTGGCTCCCTGATTTGGCATACTGGTTGGTAAGGTTAAACATGAGGTATTCACACATTCTGAAAGACTCGCCATACACCTCACTAACCCAGCGTTCTGGCGGCAGGATACATAGCGCATCCATATACTCTACCTCGGTAATTGACACTGGTCGCATGTCGGTCGGTGACAGGGTGTATTCACGGTCCACTCGGGACCTGTTGAGATCAGTCGAGGGTGTGCCAAAAGCGTCTAATTGTTCACCTCCAGCTATTGCGCTGTCCTCGGTAACTGGCCGGTCTGTCGAACCCACTAATGCCCTACAACCCATAGCAACCCTGAGTCCCACTATCTCACTCGGTTTATACTGTCTCATTTTCTTTCACTCCTTGTTGTGGAAAAAGGTGGGGATTGCGTCTTATCACCCGCGCTCCCCACATTTCCGAGGCTGCTAGTGGGTAAAGTCTAGCTCATCCAAGTCGCGGTCCGCCTGACTCGCATATTTAGGCAACTTGACGTATGACGCAGCCTGATTGGCTATGTCGTCCTCTGCGGCCTCGTCGTCCAGATTGGCAATGACGGCTAAGATCACGCGGCCTATGAGCTCGCCGTTGCCATCGGCGGCTGTATGCTCTGCATATTCGCGGAGGAGGAGTATCAAAAGCTCTTGCATTTCGGTCTTCATGGTCGGTCCTTTTTGAGTGTTTTGGGTCGTACATTCACACAATACTCCTATTGGCGTAATAATCAAGGGTTATTTGGGGTTGCGGCCAACGGTAGAATGCGGTCTGGGTTAAAGAATTGTCGAGGTTATATAATTCCACCTATATATAGTCATTGGCGTAATAATGGTGTAAGATGCAATCTCACTCATAAAGAAGGGCAGCAAGATGGGCAACGAAGCTAACACCAAACAGACAGAGACATTCGCTACTCTGCAAACTCTCTCGGATTACCTCGTCAATCTGGACAACAAGGATATCGTGTTCGCCTCAAGGGCCAACTGTATCCGCCTCACCCTGATCAATGAGGTCCTCACTGATGGATCTGTGGTTGCCAACGCGGAGATCTACTCATGAGCGGCGCGATCAGCGATAACGTACTGGCGCGGATACAGGCATGGGCTGAATCCAAAGGATACTAATAAACCAATCAATGCTACATGGCCCCGCTGGGGCCTTTGGCGGTAGTGACACCAAACTCACAAAGAATGGAGAACGAAAAATGAACTGGAAAAACCTCCTTAACGTAGTCGCTCTGCTTGAGGCCGCCGCACTGGGCGCTCTAGCAGATCACTACCTTTACGTCGGGCATGGACTGCACCCGCTGATCGTTGGCCTCGGCCTTGCTCTGCTCTCCCTCATCGTCCTGGCTCTTGCAAACGAAGAAGCATGGGTGACGGAATGAGCGGCGGCGGATGTCAGGCACTGCTGATTGGCATATCTCTCCTTGGTTGGCTGCTCGTTCTTGTTAGCACCGACGGCGGCGGGAGCGCGGGCGCGACCAGCAACCCGCGCAACCTGCCCTGCCCCACATGCGGACGGGCCAATCGGTTGAAGGAAGCTGACCTCTATAACGGTCGGCCCTTTCAGTGTGACGAATGCGCCGATCAGGCCGGAGGAGGCTGCTAGAGGAGAGGGGGAGGCCGGTGATGACGACAGATCCGGCCAGCAGCCCCAAAGAAACGAAATGGGACCCAAACAAAAGGGCCATGTGAGGAAAAGGGGACGGGGGGTGCAATCGCTTTCTCGCTTGGTTCCTTGTCTTTATTATTTATCAGTCAGACACACTCGCGCTCCGAAATTTCGACCCTATCCCTTGCGTCGATTCCTTAACGGAGTATTGTTAGGGGTGCGTGAAAATTTTGGAAAATTTTTTATGGAGGCCAAAGGTATGGGTATTGTGGAGTTGGTTAAGGAGAAGTCTGAGAAGGTAGTTCGAGAGGGTCATAAGTCTGGTTGTGCGAGTAATGAGCCAGGTTGGTACTGTGACTGTGGAGGGGTGAAGCATGGAGATTAACTGGGATTTGCCTGTGAAGTATGCTGATGAGTTTCGGCCTTGTGATCTGTGTGGTGAGCCTTATTGTGATGAGTGTGACGAGCATTATTCTGAGTGTGGTCATCCTGGGCCTCATAGTGAGCGGGAGGAAGATGGAGCCTAATGTTATGGTGGTGATGTTTATGCGCTGGGAATGCATGGAATGATTGATTACTCCAATCCTGACTATACGGATATCTTCATAGCCAGGGCGGAGAAGTTGGCGGCCTTGACTGCTGATAACAAGTTGCTTGCAGCCCATGTTCTACATTATCGGGAGAACCCTTGGGATTTTATCATTGACTGGGGATTCACGTTTGATCCGCGGATGGTTGAGTTGGGCAAGTTGCCGAACATCCCGTTTATTCTTTTCCCGCGTCAGGTTGAGTTCTTGAAGTGGTTGCAGGACCGGTGGCTGGAGAGAGAGCGTGGCCTGGTTGAGAAGTCTCGGGACATGGGCATTACCTGGTTGTGCGTGGCTTTTTGCGTGAGCATGTGGCTGTTTCGGGATGGTTTCTCTGCGGGATTCGGATCCAGGAAGGAGATGCTCGTTGACAAGATGGGCGATCCGGACTGTATTTTCGAGAAGATCCGGCATTTTGTCCGCCATGTCCCCGAGATCTTTATGCCGGTGGGCTATGAGGAGCGGATACATTCTGGCAAGTTAAAGCTGATCAACCCCGATAACGGGGCATCGATAACGGGGGAGGCCGGCGATGATATTGGGCGTGGTGGGCGGAAGAGCATTTACCTGGTTGATGAGGCGGCATTTATTGAGCACCAGCAGTCGGTGGATAACGCTTTATCTAATACAACTAACTGCCAGATTGATATCTCTACATACAACGGCAACGGCAACATCTTCTATCAGAAGTCGATGCGGTTTCACGGGACGCACCGCAAATTCATCTTTGACTGGCATGATGATCCGCGTAAGAGCGAGGTCTGGTATGCGAAACAGCTTGAGGAGAAAGATCCCGTTACTGTTGCACAGGAGATCGACAGGGACCCAGACGCATCGGCCGAGAATGTTTTTATCCCTGCGCAATGGGTTCGGGCTGCCGTGGACTTACACAAGGTTATCAAGGTCCCGCCGTCAGGTGTTAGAGCAACCGCTTTCGACCCCGCGGATGTTGGGGATGCTAAAGCAACAGCATCACGACATGGATACATCGTCACGCAGGCAAAGCAGAAAAAGGACGGTGACATTACAGATGCCGTCCCATGGGCCTATGAGGTGGCTTTTGATCAGCGATCCGATGTGTTGGTCTATGACGCAGACGGGATGGGCGCCCCGACGATGAAGCTGGCCTTTAAGACTTACTCGGCCGGTAGGACGCAGATCCTGCCGTTCTACGGGTCTGGCTCGGTACGCGAGAAGAAGATGAAGTATGGCGAGAAGGCTGGACTGAGTTACCTGGAGAAGGACCGGACCCTGCGTTCCAATGAAGATACGTTCCAGAACTTCCGCGCCCAGGCCGCGACCTTACTCCGTGATCGGTTCTATAACTCGTTCAAGGTACGTCAGCAGGTTGAGAAGGGCGGCGTGGCCCTGCAGGTTGATGTTGATGAGCTGATCTCGATTGATTCTGAGTGTGAGAATTTCCACGAATTACGAGCGGAACTGTCCAGGCCGCAGCGCGAGTGGACACCATCCGGCAAGATCAAGGTTGAGTCCAAGATCCACATGCGCGGACGTGGGGTACAGTCGCCCAACCTGTTTGACTGCTTGATGATGTTATTTTCCATGCAGGCTTCCCAGATGGAGGCGCCAACGGTTCGGGTCAAGGGATTTGCGGTCCGAGATCGTGGATTAGGCTGGTAAAATGTGGAATAAAGTGGAATCCACTTAGTTTTCACATTACAATGCGCTCAAGCCTACCTTGAGGGCCTGATGATGGAAACTGTGAAGATTAAATACGCATATAAAACTTACGACGCAGTACCGATAGACGGTGGCTTTCTGTTGCCTGGTGTTGGTATGATACGAGTCCAAGGCGGAAGGGTTCCTCCACGACCCTTTGAGGCGTACCGAAACGTCCGTCGATATCGGAAAGAGAGAGCGGCTTTATAGTCGCTCTTTTTTTGTCTGCTCGTATCGTCTACAATCTACGGTAACTAAGGGGGGATACCTTTCATACGGAAGGAAGTTATCTATGAAAGCGATAAAAGCGCGGAAGGTCGAGAGCGTCATACAGATAAGTGACGCGATAACCCGACCGGCCAATACCACCCAGTACGCAGCAGGAGATGCACTCTCCGAAGTAACCACCAACGATTTCTTTACTCTGACCAGCGGTAATGAGATTGCCACCAGGCGCGGAGTGATTGTCGGGGCCTCGTTGTTTACCACAGCGTATTCAGCCACCCCCCCGTCGATAGACATCCTGTTGTTTAACAACCCATCCGATCTGCCCACGGAGACCGCGGACAATGCAACTGTAGCGATTACGGATGCAGAGATGCTGTTCTGTGTAGCCAGGTTACAGTTTCTGACGGGAAACTGGACTCGGGGCGGGACTAATATGTTCCAGGATCTGGAGCTTAACCGGCACATCCGGATCCCGAATGTTGATGGGGCCTTTTCATTGTATGGACAGGCAGTCCTGCAGAACACATACACTCCCGCTTCTGGAGAAGTCTTTACCCTGTCTCTGACTGTCAGGTTAGACTAATGCCTCCCATACCAAAGTACGAAAAGGCAGAGAATGGAAATGTTCACTGGGCGCGACTCTATGTTCTTGGAGTCACATCCTGGGGTCTGTTTCTTTACTCGGGGGCGCAGTTATTCGGGGAGTGATGGATGGACTATACGGAACAGATGGAATGGTTCACGTTTGCCCTGGGCGCAATAGGATTCGGCGGCTTTGTCATTATCCTGCGCGATCTGGCAAAAGCTGCCCCAAAGGCGTTGGTGCTATTGAGTCAGCAGATCTCCGATATGAATGCGGAGTTATCTGCCCAGGAAGCCGAAAAGGCTAAGATGCTGCGGGAGCTTATTAAGGAGGTCGGGATGACGAAAGGGGCAATGCGGGATGCGCTGCAGGGCCTGGCGGAACTGAAGCATCAGCACGAACACGCGGACAACTTTAATTTCGGGACATCCAGGACGAACAAGTTGCTGGAGTCTTTAACGGAAAAGGTGATCAGACTGGACGCTAAGATAAGCGTTCTTGATCGATGCCCCGTTATCAGGGTTAATCAGCTTTAACTTGGTTAGGAGGGATTATGGCTGAAACAGCCTATGAAGATTATGACGAAGAAGGTGTCCCCAGTGAGCAGGATGAGCTTGATCGTCTTGGTCTGCTGATTGCCGGTGATCGGTCCATTGCTATTGAGGGCCGATCGAATATCGGCATCGATGAGGAGTGGGACGAGGACGAGGAATACTACGAGGGCATTGATGACGCTAACCGGCAGGAGATGAAAGCCAGGACCGGCAAGCCATTAGGTCAGCAGGAACCCAGTGACGAGGACGGGGATCGCGGATCGACTGTCTTTATGAACATTACCAGGCCCTATGTCGACTCTTCTTCTGCCCGAGTGGGCGATATGCTGCTACCAACTGATGATCGGAACTGGGCGCTTGAGCCGACGCCGCTACCCGAATACATTGATATCGCGGAAGGCAAACTTTCAAAAGAGATTGAGGACGCGATCAAGGAAGCCTATGGGCCCAATGACCCGCGTGGCGCCTTTGAGAAGATGAAGGAGGTCATGGTCGAGGTCGAGAGCTCCCTGGCCCGTGCCAAGGATGCCGCGAAGAGAGCGACCCAGAAGATCTGGGACTGGCATATCGAGAGCAAGTATCACTATCACAATCGACGGGTTATTGAGGACGCGGCCAAGGTTGGCACTGGTATTCTCAAGGGTCCTATTCCGGAAGAAGCGGAGAAGCTGGGCTGGTTTGAGGGCAAGCTGGTGCGCCGGAAGTCGATCAAGCCTGTGTCCAGGCGCGTTAATTACCGGAACTTCTATCCAGATCCGGCCTGTGGTGAGTCTATCCATGATGGGGATTTTACTTTTGAGCGTGATGACATTACCCGCAGGGGACTGCGCAAGCTGATTGGGGCGCCAGGTTACATCGAGGACCAGATCCGCAAGTGTATTGCGGAAGGCCCGATGGAGGCGACCAAGGAATTTAAGGTGGAGGGAACGCATCCTGGTTTACGGGCTGCATCCGATCCGCGCAAGAATATGTTTGAGATCTGGTATATGTACGGATCCATTCGTAAGGAAGATCTGAACAACATTGAGTTACTGTCCGGCAAGCAAGAATTTACCCATACAGATGATGAGCACGTTGATGTGCTGGTCACTATGGTTAATAACAGGGTCCTTAAAGCGGCCCTGACGCACCTGGAGGACGATTCTTTCCCTTATGACTTAATGGTATGGCAGCGACGAGTAGGAGTCCCATGGGGCATTGGTGTAGCCAGGCAGGTACGTCCGGCCCAGAGAGTGATTGTCGGCGCTATCCGACACATGATGGACAATGCCGGTATTGCCGGTGGCCCCATGTTATTTATGAACAACTACCTGATCCAGCCAGCCGAGGGCGTGGCAGAGATCAAACCCTGGAAAGTCTATGTTGCGGGTCCTGGTTATGAGCCTGGCATGGATGTTCGGGAGGCTGTGCAGTTTATTGAGGCGCCAATGATGCAGCCCGAACTGGAGGCGATTGTTAATCTCGGCCTCAAATTTGCAGAAGATATTACCGGTCTCCCCCTCATTATGCAGGGCCAGACCAACCAGAGAACGCCGCAGACTGTTGGCGGGATGCAGATGCAGAATAACAACTCATCTACCGTCCTGCGCCGAATCGTGCGCAATTACGATGACATGGTGACAGAACCACATTTAGGCCGGTACTACAGTTACCTGCTGATCTACGGTGAGGACCCGAGCGAGAAAGGAGATTTCTCTGTTCACGCCATTGGTTCTTCCTCACTGGTTGAGCGGGATATCCAGGCACAGGGCATGATGGATCTGTTCGATCGCAGCCTGAATCCGCTATTTGGCATCGATCCCAAGAAACTGATGGAAGAGATGTACAAGGCCGCTAAACTCGATATCAGGCGCGTCCAGTACGACGACGAGGAATGGGAGCAGATTGTTGGGCAGATGTCGCAACCCGAGCCAGATCCGAAAGAGGCTATCGCGCAGCTTAAAGCACAGACCGAGCAGCAGATCCTTGCCGCAGAGCAAGCCTGGCAGACAGGAGAGAATGATAAGGACCGCGCATTGAAGATGGGCCTGGATGAGATGAGCAAAGAGTTTGACATCTATCTGGAGGAGATGAGCCAGGAAGGCCAGTCCATGCGCTCTGCAGAGAAGTTAAAAGCCAGCCTGGCGGAGACCATGCAGAAACTGCGTGTGCAGATGTCCGTTACCAGGGAGCATGAGAACACAGAGATTCTCAAGTCAGAGGCCGAGCCACCAGGCAGAGCAGAGAATGGCAAGGGATTCACGCAATGAAAGAGGGTGGAACGCCACCAAAGCGGGAGAACCGCACGTTAGAAGATATGCAGGCCGAGCTACAGGACTGTCTGGACGATGCGGACAAGGAAATACCTGTTGACCTCCTGTCCCCCTTCCAGCGTGAGTTGAACTATCGGAAGAAGATAGAACCCACATTGGTATTTGAAAATGGGCAGCGCACTGTAATACCGCAAGAGGATCAAAAAGGCTTTGATCCGCTGGATAAATTACTCCAGGATTGCATTGCAAAGCTAAACAGTTGAACGGTTTGCTGCCTTTTGCGGGGCGCAAAACGCGGAACGGGCCTGGGATAAACCCCTCTTTCTTAGACTCGTTTCGCACCTATGTAAGGAGGGGTTATGTGGTATTGCCAGGCATGTGATAATAAAATACACATGGAACAAAGCATTGTAGCGGTACAGGGGTACACTACTTGTGGTAAGAAGAAGTGTCAGCAGTGGGCTAATAAGCAAGCGGCCGGCCTGCAGGAGGCGAAGGTTGAGAAAAAAGCGCCAACGGCGGACCTTGTTCCAGCGATGGTGGTCGTCTTTCGTTCAAAAACGCCGCACGTCCAGGATTCCTGGGAAGTTGTCCTACCGGAAGAGCACCCATCTTTTCTATTAAATCCCAATGTCCTTGCGCACATGCTGGATTCTGGCGATGTTGCCCAGGATTCGGACGTGCCTGGCTGGCATTTCAGGGTCCTGCATCGTGATGTCGTTGAGGCCGCGATGAAAGAGGCCCGAGCGTGACTGCCAAGATCTATAACATCGAAAACTACACCAGGGAAGTCCTGCCGGCCCCAGGCTCTATCACTGATCTGGAGACAATCCAGCATCTGATGAACGACTGGTACATCTGGAGGGAAGAGACCTACCACTATATGCCTATCACATACACTGCCACTCTCGCTAACTGGGTGGATATGTACAACCATCTGGAGGCCAGTGGTGTTGGGACACCCGAGAAATATATGTTCCCCTCACCGGCCCAGGATCTGCTCACATGAACGGACCACTACTGCAAGAGTTTGAACTTAACGCGCCAGGCATTGAAAAGATCCTAGCCTATTTCGATGGACGGGCAGACTTCCTGATGACAAAGCTGGTGAATCCAGAGATGAGCCATGACGAGACACAGGTGATTAGGGGGCAGGTAAAAGAGATCCGGCAATTCATGCTGGCAATCCGTCCGCCCACTAATCCAGGAACAGTTGATAGAATTGACGCAATGTCCGGAAACTTACACCAACAGAGGGGAATGAACGATGTCTGAGCAGGCACTAGAGGAAGAAAAGAAAGTAGAACCCACGGAAGAGGAGGTCCAGGCTAATGCCGAGGCTGCCTTTGATGATGGGTACGGGGAGGGGGAGATGGAGGTCCCTAATGATACTTACGATGAGGATGGCGAGATAGAGCCGGAGCCGGAGCCGGAACCGGAACCGGAACCGGAACCCGAGCCGGAAGATCCTCTGGCCGCAGTGCCGCAGGCGCTCCTGGATCGGATGAATGAGATCGAGGGCATAGCCAAGTCGGCATCAGGACGGGCAAACAAACTCAGACTGCAGGACGAGAACGCTAATCCGGCCGATACGGCCAAGCCCAAGGCCATGCGTAAGCCTTCCAAGGAACTCATGCGCTCTGCGTTGACGGACGCGGAGGCGAACAAGGTTCTGGAACGTGACTGGCCTGATCAACATGCAGCCCTAACAGAGATTGCTGACGTTGTGGGTGACATTATTGATGAGAATACCCACCAGACTATGACGAACATGAACCAGGTCATGGACCAGCGTGAGGCAGAACAGGAGATCCGCATTGAATTGAATCGTGCGCACCCTGCCTGGAGGGAGACCGCCTCCTCTGATAAGTTCAAGGACTGGGTATTTGAGGGAGGTCCAACCTTTGATGAACGATCTGCTTATCAACAACTGGTCAACACAGGCAGTATCCGGAAAGAAGAATATTACACCAATTTGCTTGCAAAATATCCGCAATGGGCGGAAACTAAGGGAACTTTATACGGTACTAACTCCGCAGAAGCATCCATATCCATACTGGATAAGTTTGAAGAAGCCGAGAATCCACCGAATAATGAGGAAGATGGTAATGAAGTAACCAGCAGACAACAGCGTTTGGAAGAGAACATTTCACCCACGAAGGGGAAAGGTCGTTCCTCCGCGAAGAGTAATGCTGGAGAGGCTGAGAAAGCCTTTGACGAAGGATTTTATGGGGACTCATATTAGAGTCCATTCTGGCGCGTAAGGCCCCAGGAGATCGACCGCCAATCGGCCCAGGCCCTTTGATGGAAAAACTGGAATCGCTTATTTATAGGCGATGTTTTGTATTTCATCGAATAACTGGAGTCACCGATGGGAATAGTCTCTTATGATACGAATACCCCGCGTATCGCAAAAACAAAGGGGGAGATACTGAAACATGCTGTACCTCGCATGGTTCTCGGTATTACCGGACGACAACACAGGATTGGCAAGAATATGTCGGATACAGTTGTATTCAGACGTTGGCTGCCGTTTGGTGGTGCTACAACCAATAGCACAACAATCAATGCCTGGGTAGTTGACCCCAACACGCACCTTACCTCTGATGGTGTTACGCCTGTGGCGGACACTCTCACTCCACAAGACATTACTGTGACTCTGAATCAGTACAGTTGTCTCTATGCTTACACAGATAAGACTGCCGATCTGTACGAGGACGATGTGCCTACGCCTATGAAGAAGCAGGCAGGCCAGCGCATGGGTCTTGTGAAAGAAAAGATCATCTATGGTGTTCTCAAGGCTTGTACTAACGTGTTCTACGCGGGTGGTACATCCAGAGCGACAGTTGACGAGACTGTTTCCCTGGCGAAGCTGAGAAAGATCACCCGAGCGCTGGAAGGCAATCGTGCTGATCAGATCACTGAGGTCCTTCAGGCTTCTAATAAGTACAACACTGCACCGGTTGAGTCCGGCTATCTTGTGTTCTGCGACACTGACATGGCGCATGACATCAGAGAGCTTGAGGGTTTCATCAAGTGTGCTGAGTACGGCGAGATGAAGAAGGCGCATCCAAGGGAGCTAGGCTCCTGCGATGAGTATCGATTCATCACATCTCCCGAGTTAGGACCTGTCCTGGCTGGTGGAGCATCTGTAGGTACTACCGGTCTTGTATCGGCTGGTTCTGCTAATGTCGATGTGTACTTTATGATCGTCGTCGCAGAGGACGCATGGGGCGATGTAGCTCTACGCGGATTGGACGGGTTTAGCTTGACCCACCTACCTCACAGCAAAAAAGACAAGCAGGACCCACTCGGCCAACGCGGCTATATTGGCGGGAAATTCTGGTGTGCTCCTTTCGTTCAGAACGATGGATGGATGGCAGTGCTTGAAACTGGAGCAACGGCCCTGTCATAAGGCCCAACGCATAATAGAGGAGATTCATTAATGCGAAACCCTAACGAAAGTCCAGCCACTCTTGGCACTGTAAGCGTCACGTTGTCTGCGGGTACGACCAGCACCTACACGACAGATGTCGCTACTGCTGGCATTATTAACGGTAAGTTCATCACTGCGCTTGCTGCTCAGACCAACACTGCTACGCCTACAACCGATGCCAGGACTGGATCCGCGTTTGTGGCGCAGGGTGGTGGTGCTGATACAGGCCGCAGTGTTGGTACGATCTGTGTTTACGTCTTCGGTACTACCTTAGCTGGTGCTGTTGCTGTAACGCAGGGAAGCATCGAGAACCTGGCGGACACAGCGGATAACGTCCTTGTGCGTCCAGACTTTCCCAGCTTGCCGGACGACTTCTGTCCGTTCTCTTATGTCATCCTGACGGCCGGTAACGGTGCGTCTGCCTGGACCTTCGGTTCAAGCAACTGGGCAGCAACTGACGTGACGGATGTGTATGTGAACATTGGGCAACTGCCTGATCGACCACAAGCGTCTTAAATTCATCAACGCCCTGGCTTAGTTAGCAGGGCCGATTCCCTTTGGAGGGGACACTATGAAAACTACGCAAAGCGTCCGACGATCGTTTATATCGGAACTGATGCAACTTGGCCCTAATGCCAAGATGAAGCAGAAATGGGTTGACGGCTCAGTGAGTAATATCGGATCCGACAAGATGTACGCTGGCGACGGCATTACAGACGGTACGGGAACGATCTACCGATCTTCTATCACAGAAGAGGGCGGGATCATCAAGACGACCATCTTGATTGACCTGACTGGCTGTTCATCTGCAACTTCTGACCTGGATATCATTGGTATCGGGACGGAAGATGCGAACCTGGGACAGATCACTGCTGCCAAGAACGGCACTATTCTGGCCGGCTCAATGAAGTGTCTTGAACTACCATCCAGCCTTACAGATATAGATCTCTATTCTGCGACGGTTGGCACTGGTGCGTTTGAGGACGGCATTGCTGCCTTGACAGAGACTGCACTGTTGACGAAAGGCGGAGCATGGGCTGCGATGGCGGAGGATGATTTGACTGCCTTGCCTGCGGCTGACGAGTTCCTGTACCTGGTTAATGGGGCTGCGGATACGGCTGACGTATTCACTGCTGGTAAATTCCTGCTTGAGCTATGGGGATATCGGTAAGACTTACTAATGGGGGAGCAATCCCCCTACTAATTCATTGAGGGGAAAGATATGGAAGACGGTGAAAACCTGAACGAAGAGAAAGCTAAACCTTTGTCGATGAAGTCGCTGGCGGCCGATGCGGAAGCGCGGAATGCAGAGACTGACAAGAAGTTCGATGCACTGGAGACCAAGCTAGACGATGGCATCCAGGGCATTATGGACTCGATCAATGCAATGAACCGACCCGCAAGTATTACCAAAGACGGTGTATTGTCGACTGACAAGGATTACGACGAGAATCTGCATGACATCAAGTTCCAGGATGTACGTCCGGAAGATGATGCCCAGTTGGTTCCGAGCAGGATGACATCTATTCATTCTGCTGAGTTCACGGAAAAAGCCGAGCAGATGAAGTTCGATAACGAGCAGATAGAAGTCATGGTCATGCGATCGCAGGCCACCTATCCGGACCATACGTTCACATTGAGCGTTAATGGTAACAGCTTGATCATTGCCAGGGGTGTCCGTCAGTGGATCCCTCGTTGCTATGCGGAGGTTATGGCTAGAGCCAAGACTTCGACGTATGGTAATATAGAGATACGCAACTCGCAGAACGAACTGGAAGTTGAGAACCCAGAGTCCAGGGCGGCCCGATATCCCTTTCAAGTGATGACGGACAAGAGCCCGAAAGCTGGACAATGGTTAGAGAGGGTAATGAACGACGCGGCGTGATGTATGACAGACTTTCTAACGCTATGCCAGGACACCGCTCGAGAGTGTGGGATCACTGGCGGTGGTC